ATTTTGATTTATTGATCTTTTGATCTTTAAATATTTCCTTATAAACCTTAACTTGAAGGCCGAAACACAAAACTTTTCACACTACCTACTTGACTTTCTATGGTATCCGGATTAGGCTCATCATGAAGTAATTTATATAGAGGATGGGTGTACATCTTTTCCTTTCCATCCCCTTTGTACTTGTAAGTATGAAGAGGTAAGGATGCCACAGTCTCTGCAATTATTCTCACACAGGCAAACACTGCTGTAGTCTGCATGGAGCTTCTCTCATTTACTATCTTCCCAGATACGCTTTGCCCCATATAAAAGTTAGGTGCGCTGCTTACACTGTCTTTAGGTTCAGCCCTTGCTCTAGCTAACCATTTGAATAATTTCGACATAATTATTGTTCACTCCCTTCTATCCCAGTACAATCATATCTCTTTCATCATAAATTGATCCATCATCCTCCGGAGGATTTACTGCTGCTCTGGCAAGACCCATAATCATAGCCACAACACCATCTATTTTTTCGGAGGATTTTTCCTTGTCCACCTTGATATTTCCCGCCGGGTCTCTTCTTACTACAATATTATCTGCCATCCATCTAAGAACAGGATGTCCTCCATGAGCAATCTGTTTGCTTAAGATAAGCCGCATTAAATCTTTTGTAGGTGGAGACATATCCTTAAATCCCTGACCGAAGGGAACAACAGTAAAACCCATGCCTTCAAGGTTTTGACTCATCTGTGTGGCTCCCCACCTGTCGTATACTATCTCTCGAATATTATACTTTTCTCCCAGTCTTTCTATAAATTTTTCGATAAATCCATAATGCACCACATTGCCTTCTGTAAGATTAAGAAGTCCCTGTCTGTGCCAGATATCGTAGGGAACACCGTCTCTTTTCACCCTTTGATGTAGAGTTTCCTCCGGCAGCCAAAAGTAGGGTAGGACCTGATACTTGTCTCCTTCCTCTAAGGGCGGGAAAACCAAAACAAAAGCCGTGATATCGCTTGTTGATGACAGGTCCAGCCCGCCGTAGCAGACTCGTCCTTTTAACTCTTCCGGATCTACTGGATAGTTGCAAAGATCCCATTTATCCATAGGCATCCATTTGATTTCCTGCTTCAACCACATGTTAAGGCGTAGCTGTTTAAATAAAGCAAGGTCTGCCGGATCGTCTTTCACCTGGCTGTAGTGTTCTCTTACTCTTTCTATAGTAATGGTATGTCCGAGACTAGGGTTTGACTTATGCCAGTTCTTTTCATCTGCAATATCTGCATCATCATCCAAGCCATATATGATAGATAGAAATGTTGGGTCTATTCTCTTGCCTTCAAATATGTTCTTAGCCTTTTGATGCATCTCCCAACCATAACCGGAGAGCTTATTTCCAGCAGTGGTTAGGTATAAAAAGAGAGGCTGGGTTCTAGCATCTCCCGAGCCAGTGGTTAACATCTTAGCAAGATCTGGATTTGGATAGGTCCAGATCTCATCAAGGATAACGCAGGATGCATTGATCCCGGATTTTGATTTAACATCGGAACTTAGGACCTGATAGAAACTTCCAGTTTTTGGATATACTATTCTTTTTGTTGACCTTACCAAATTGGTTACTTTTGTTAAGGTGGGGTTTCCTTCTACAAAGTTAACACTTGTATTGAAGATAATGCTGGCCTGCTGCCTGTCGCAGGCTGCTACATATACTTCAGCATTAGGCTCTCCATCAGCCATAAGCATATACAGGGCAATGGCTGCTCCGAGCTCACTTTTTCCATTTTTTTTACCTATCTCTACATAAGCAGTTCTGTATTTCCTTGTCCCATCTTCTCTTAATGTTCCAAATAGCTTTTTAACAAGATCCTTCTCCCACGGGAGCAATTTAAAAGTCTGACCCGCCCATCTGCCTTTGGTCAGCTTCAGTTGTTCTATAAAGTTTATGGCATGATTGGCATGAGCTTCACTAAATGGCATATGGTCTTCCTCCTTTTAGTCATCTTTGTTATTTATGATATCTTCTACCCTTGGTACGTTTGATAGAAGATTTTCCATAGCATCCCCTTCGATGGTGTTGCCGGCATTGCTGATGTTTAGTCTGCTTCTTGCCGAAGGACTGAGTCCAAGCTCTGAGCAGAAGTTTCTCATCTGTTTTAGATTCTGCTGAGCAATAGATACTTGAGGAATCTGCTGAATATATCCTGAAGATGTCTTTAAAATGGATCCGTGTTTTGAGATAAACTCTTCAGCTTCTTTCCATCTGGCATAGGCCTGACAGTACCCGGCAAAGGCAGCCATGTCCACTCTGGTTAATAGTCCCATAACTTCCAGTTCCTTAGAAAGCCTTCTCCATTCCTTCTTGGCATCCGGTTCCAGCCATGACGGGCATTTTGGTGCTTTTTGTTTTGGTTTAGGTTCGTTCTTGTTTAATGGTCTCTTGCCAGGATTCCCTTCCAGTTCTTTAACTGCTGTTGGTTTAGGTGGTCTTCCTCTACCTGCCATAACTTTCACCTCCTTTTTTTGCAAAGAAAAAAGCCTGATTATTATCAGACTTTAAATTAAAAGTTTAATTTTTATTCCATTTTTTATGATGCAGATTTTTTATCACTCAATTTTTTTAAGCTAAATATCAATGCAACAAGACTTACAGCTAATATGAATAGTCTAATCATGGCATTTTCAGTTAATCTTGGAACATTCATAATCATTAAAACTACAGAACCCGTCCAATATATGGATATTATGGACACATCTCTAACTATGGTAAATATTCTAATATCTAATTCTCTGTTCAATAAAGATAAATACCTAAGTATTAATCCTAGTGGTATTCCAAGTGCTGCTGCATATAAATCTCCACCTATAGCTGATAATGTTAATAATAGTCCTCCAAGTCCCGTTGCTAAAAATATAAATCCAAAAATCATACTTATAATTCTTAATGTCTTTTTCATTTTTTTGCCTCCTTTATTTCTAATATCTCTATTTATATTATATAATAAAGATATATAAATAGTTGGTCTGGGAGGCTAATAACTATGAATGAAAAAGAAAATCCTAGTATGGCTGAATCTAAGGACAATCAGTTAAGTTTTAATTTGCAATTAAGTGAAACAAATGAAAAAGATATCAAATTAACTTATAAGGACTTATATTTTTTAATGCTTACAGAAATTATTACAAGAAAAACATGAAAAATGAACTTGCAAAATTAAAGGAAACCTTGAAAAAATATGAAAATAAGTTTCTTAAAAGCTCTAATATTGTAATGGAAGACTTCGTTTTTTATCCTCCTATGTTTCAAATTAAACCTGCCGAAGGTGTTGAATACGATCAAGTTAATATGAGAGAAGCATATAAATATATGCAGGAACAAAGCTTTATTGAAAGACTAGTTGATTACATAGAATTATATGCTGAAAAATTTAAAAACAAAGATTCTTTTCATAACCTACTAATTAAACTATTCTCAGAATCCGGCTTAAGTCAAAAGGAACTATCTGAAAGAGCTAATGTTAATTATACAACTTTAAATAAGGTATTAAATAAAAAAAAGAATATTGACAATATTTCCATGAATTATATTTTAAAGCTTTGTTTGGCTATGAATCTTGATATTGATGAAACTCAAAAGTTACTTCTTTTCAGCGGTTACGTACTAACTGGAAAAGATGATCGAGAAATATATCTTAGGATAGCCATTAAAAATAAACTTGGAGTTGTTAAAACTAATTTGTATTTAGATGATAACAACTTACAACTCTTGTAGTTCATATTCTTTATATAGAAAGTTTGAGAGGTATAAATACTATTTGTTTTTACTACTTTCTGACCTTCCCAGTTCAAAGGCAAGTTTCAGAGCTTTCTTTACTCCCCATACAGAAACATCATGAAAATCAAGGGCGTCGGAATTTCTTGTTTTAAGAGTTTCTATAAAGAGTTCTTCTTTAGCTATTTTTTCAAGTTTCTTTTCTATTCTTTTATCCATGTTTTATTCTCCTCTTCTTTAGGTATGTACATATTAGCTCTAAAGAGAGAGTATATCCAGTAATATTATTTGCATATTCAAATTTTTATCTGCATAATTTCATTGCTTTTATATGCATATAACTTTTCAATCTCTAAACTATTTACCACGGATTCCTTTATAATTAAAGTTCCCTTTCCGAATCTCTTTCTGATCTGCTTCAACAGCCTTTTTGTATTCTGGATCCTTTGTTTCCTTATCTTTGCAGCTCATGCATATGCACTCTTCATTAAACATCGACATGGTCCTTCCGCCTTTTAAGCTTCCTCCACACTTGTCGCAGTATTTCTTATTTAAAAACTTGTCCATTTCATCCTCCTACTCAACATCAACGTATTCCATTAAGATGGCTAGAGCCTCGTCATAAGACTTAGCTTCTTTTGTGATTTTACTTATCATTTCATCTGCCTTTTCTGGTTGTCCGGCTTCTTTTAGTGTTCTTGATACTATTCCCATAAGATTAAAGATATTACCATCTTCTCCTATAAGTTTACACTTAGGCTTCATCCTTATCACCGACCTTTCTAAAAGCACTGCTGCCTTCCAGATGCTTAAGGAGTGTCCTCCTGCTTTCCTTGTACTTAGGCCCATTCATGCCTATGCGGATAAGCCAGGTTCTAAGGGCGTACTTTGGATTGTCATTTTGGGCCTGCTTGTATGAAGCCCAGTTTAAGGTCTTGGAATATTCTGAAATAAGGAAACATAAGTCTTTAAAGGCTTTAGCTCTTTCAGAACTTAATCTTGATCCGTTAAGATAGAAAGTAAATATTTCCTGTTCAAAGTCAATCTTAAATCCTGGACATCTATCTCTTCCGAGTTTTTCAATAGCTGCTTTTAATTCTTCTAAACCATTTATCTCTTCTTTGTTTAATTCCTCAGCAAAATCATCATCAATGAAATATTCTTCAGTCTGGAAGGACATCATAATTAAATGCTGCTTGCTGTAAAGCATGTTAATAATGTTCTTAATGCTGTCAGCCGAATGATCTTTCATGTCTATTTTAATTTTAAGTTTACCCTGTTCTTGATTGGTTAAGATGCTGTTTCCTGCTCTAACATTGCTTTCTTCTGCCTCAGGTTTATTTATTATCTCTTCCATAGTTACTGCTTCTCCATCTTCTTTTGTAATACTTCCAAGCCTGTCGATAGTGAATATTTCATTAGCCGTTCTGATTTCATAATTAAAAGTTGGAACTCCTAAATATCTGGGTTCTACACCGAGATGCTCTTCTAGTTTTTTAATCATTTCTTTTCGATCCATTTAACATACCTCCCTATTTATTTGTTACTTATATATATCACTCTAAACACAGAATATAGCAAGGTATTTTTGAATTTTATTATATAAAAATGCACTAAATTACCCGCACTGCTAAATTGAATGCGGATAATTTAGTGCACCAGTTAAAAATGATGCCATTCCCTTTATAACTACTGAAGCTCTAAAGCTGTGTAGCAAGGATAATCGTATCCTTCTGTATTTACCAGAACCTTCTCATCAGTTTCTATGTTGGTTACTCGTATGCATCGAACTTCACCTTTGTCGTTGATACCGCCATCATCTTTGTTTATCCAAGTCTGGTCTTTTAAAAAATCATTTGCAAAATCTCTGAAGTCATCGTCCTTTAGTTTTACTTCTCTGATTATGGTGCATGGTTGGCCTTTCCTGCCTTCTTTTATAGCTTGGTCAGTAAGTTGTTTAAGTTCTTTTAAGTTGCAAATCTTTCTTCCAAATAATGCTCTCATTACTTAATACCTCCCAGTCTTTTGAAATCTCTTGAACTGATGAAATCTTCCATCTCACCTAAGCTGTAGATTAGGCAGATGTCATCTTCGTCGTTGACCGGTGAAAGTATGTAATCCCTACCCCATTTACCTGCTATCTCGTAGATTTTACCTCTATTGTTTTCGAATCTGTCTTTTTTCTTTATCATCATTTTCTTTTCCTCCTTGCTTTTAAATTCTTTTGGTACTACTATATATCACTCTAAAAGCACATAATTGCAAGAAGAATTTAAAGAAATAATGTATATTTTTATGGTTATATATACTTCGATGGGTGTTTCTAAATAGCTTTATCGCTTATCTCGAGAGCTTCGTCTATAAATTTCAAATCAAATCCTGCAGCTTCATATCCTTTTTTCACTGTATCCAGATAAGCTTTGCTCGGCAGGTTCAGATGTATCCTGTCGAGTACCTTGTCAGTCATAATATACACCATGGCTGTAATTGTCTTACCATTTTCAAGAGTTACCTTCACATCTTTCTTGTCATAAAATCTAGGGAATCCCTCGTAATAATCAAGGGCTCTTTCATCTTCCGGTTGAAGCTCCCAGACTATTACAGGAACTTCTCCACCTTTCTTCTTTTCTACTGTGCAGTAGGCACCGTTCTTCTGACCTTTAAACAAAAGTCTATATCCTTTTAAAATTCCTTTTCCATAAACCTTTGCAGTCGGACATCTCACAGCTATCTGCTGTAAATTAAGGTTTGATCCGTAGGCTATGTTTAATCTTTTTTCTTCTTTCATCTTTACTCTATCCTTTCTTGAAGGGCGGTTTTACCCCTTCAGCTTTCCCTGTGTGCCTTTATAACTTGATTGGCAATCCATTCTACCGACTTAAGAGGGGTTTCCCCCTATGTGGCTTTCAGCCGCCTTAACTATGCGGCTCTTGGAAATCTCCAGGCTGCGCTTCCCTCAAGATGCTTGCAAAGGTGTTCTCGGCAGTTTTTAAAGTCTTTTCCTATGAAGCCGATTCTGTTAAGCCAGGTTCTCATGGAAAACTTAGGGTTTTCAATCTGAGGTTTCTTACTGCTGGCGCTCTTTTGGGTTAAGGCCTGGTGGTTCATCCCTAAGGCTAGTACTACAAAGCTTCTGATCTTTCCTGCATGGAGGGTTCCGTTGAAGCCTCTAAGTTCTACCGTACCGCATCCGTTGAAAAAGCTGTGAAGGTTTAAAAAGTGGTATCTGCTTTGATGGTAGTGTCTTTCTCTTCTGTCGCTGTATCCTCTGTACCATATGTCTTCTATCTGTCTGAAGCTTGTGGGTTTTACCTTGTTCATTCTTTCTACTAAGCTCTTATCCATCTTTTTGCAGTAGTTCATCCTTCTTTGTTCTATCTGCAAGGCTTCGTATAAAAGGTCGTTTCTTGAGTAAATGATGTTTATAAAGTTTCTTAAGGATCTTGGAGTGTGTTCCAGTCCGTCAAGGTGGATGTGGATGCCGGTGCAGTTTTGTTTTTCTGAAAAGGCTCCGGCCTTTCTAAGTTTTCTCACCATCTCCTGAAGGTCCTTCATGTCTTTTTCGTAAGTCAGTATGGGGCTTACCAACTCTACGCTGTATTCTTTTGATGCTGAAACCTTCTGCCCTCCATATTTTCTCTGGTTGTAAATGCTTCCGTCGTACATTATTTTCCATATTCTTCCGTCCGGTCCTTCTATTTTAAAGGTTCCGTAGTAATCGTGAAGTTCCTCTACCTCTCCACCTAAGTGTTCTGCTACTATCTTTGCTGCCTTTCTTCTTTTGATTCCCGTCATTTCTATTTCTATTCCAAATCTGCTTTTTAAAAATTCCTTGTTTTCCATCTTCTTTCCCCTTTCTGGTCCTGAGTGTGTTTTTTTCTTATATACATATATCACTCTAAAGGGGATAATTATCAAGTCATTTATTGAAAATATACTGTATACTATTTTAGATTCTTCTATCTTTGATATAATAATTTCTTTCCTACTCTATATATTATTACACCTAGCGAATTCACCAAAATATTTTAGTGCAGCTTTATTATAGGCTTTAGCAGCATCTTCTTCGTTAACAAACCTTCCTAAATATATCGCCTTATTATTGAACTTTATCCTTGCTTCCCACTTGATAGAATTTTTTCGCTTCAATACACCTTTATATTTAGAAGTGCATTTAACTTTAGGTTTTTTTCTATTAAATGCATTTTTCTGTACAGATGCAAATCTTAGATTAGAACGTCTATTATCTAGTTTATTTCCATTAATATGATCCACCTGCATATTCACTTTAGCATTCATTATTGCTCTATGCATATGAACGGTACGGGGTTCGTTTTGATTTTTTCTTCCTTTTCGAACTGCGTAACCAGTTGATGCGCTATAAGACCAATTGAATTTAGATATTTTTTTGTAATCTTCATCACTAACCATAACGACTTTACCTTGTGTAATTTCAACTTCTTTCATTTAATCACCCACTAAAATTAAAAAGAGCTCATAACTATTATGTCTACTGCTCCTTTGGCAAATCTCTATATTGAATTTTTTCTCCATCTCTCAAGAGGTAGACATCTTCATCTGTCCCAATATGGTCTATAAACCTTTTTGTAATAACATCTACAAATTTCTCATCGAGTTCAGCCATATAACAAATTCGATCAACTTGTTCACATGCAATTAAAGTACTCCCCGATCCCCCAAAAGGATCCACAACAATTGAATTTACACTTGAACTATTCTTCACGGGATACGCAATTAAGGGAACAGGTTTCATCGTACTATGAAGACTGCTCTTAGAAGGTTTATCAAATTCCCATATTGTAGTTTCAGATCGCCCTGCATACCATTTGTGTTTTCCTTTTTTCTTCCACCCAAAAAGACACGGTTCATGTTTCCATTGATATGGGCTTCGTCCTAATACCAAAGATTGTTTCACCCACTGACAGACACCAGAAAGATAGAATCCAGCATCCTGAAATGCCTTTCTGAAAATATAGCCTTTGGTATCTGCATGGAATACATAGATAGAGGCATCGTCCGCCATAACACTTTCCATGTTCTTAAATGCAGCATGGAGAAAACCGTAGAATTCATCATCTTTCAAATTATCGTTTTGTATAGAGCCTTGACTTCCATCATAAGAAACGCCATATGGGGGATCTGTTACTACCAGGTTTGTTTTTTTCCCATTCATCAACTTGTCAAAGTTTTCAGATTTGGTGCTATCCCCACACATAAGTCGGTGTTTTCCTAATAGCCAAATATCGCCTTGTCTTGAAATTGGGTTTTCTTTTAAAGCTGCCTCAACGTCAAAATCATCATCACTGACATCCTTATCATGAACCCGGGTAAAAAGGTCCTCAATCTCCGCAGCATCAAATCCAGTCAGGGTAACATCAAAATCCTGAGCTTCAAGTCCTTTAATTAAATCTGCCAAAGCTTTAATCTCCCAGTCTCCTGTTACTTTATTTAGAGCTACATTTAATGCCTTCTCTCTTTCTGGAGAAAGTTTAACTACTACACATTCAACTTCTGTTTGTCCTTCTTCCAAAAGGATCTTATATCTCTGATGTCCACCAACAATATTTCCTGTCTCTTCATTCCATATGATTGGCTCAACATATCCAAACTCAGTCATGGACCTTCTAAGTTTTTCATACGCTGGATCTCCCGGCTTTAAATTCTTTCTAGGATTGTATTCTGCAGGGTTAATATCAGTTACTGGTATTCTTCTTATATTCATATCATGTTTCATTAGATTTCCTCCCTTTATTGCATAAAAAAAGCCCTAGACTTAAGTCTAAAGGCTAAATTTCTTAAAAAACTATATGAAATCATATGTTTTTAAAGTTATATTAAGTTCATTTTTGTTTTACATACTTCTGTTTAATTAATCACTATAACCTAGTATTCATAGAATTTATAGGCGATTATTAATCATTAATTCTTATTGAAAATTGTCTGGAGATACCCCCCTTGCGATTTTCGCGATTTTTCACACGTTACCCTGGCGCGTTGTCGTTTTAAGGCTTCTGTAGGGATTCAGACCCCCTACCCCCTCATAGGTTTAGGAAAATTTCCAAAGCCACCATCTTCTTCAGCAGTCTTCTTGGAGTGACAGCTCTTACATAAAGCCTGCCAGTTGTTTTTATTCCAAAAGAGTTTAAGGTTTCCACCGTGGGCTTTGATGTGGTCCACCTCTGTTGCCGGAATCAATCTTCCTTCTCTCTCGCAGTGAACACACAGGGGATGCTTCTTAAGAAAGTCTTTGCTGGCTTTTCGCCACTGATAGGTGTACATCTTTGAGCTTCGCTCATTCTGAATCTTCATCATTTCTTTTTTGTGTTTCTCGCAGTATCTATCATGGGTCAGCGTTTGACACCCAGGATAGTTACAGATGCTTTTTGGTTTCCAGGGCATCAAGACCACCTCCTGTTTTTAGTTTAATACATAAAAAACAAAGAATTTTTTAATCGTCTTAACAATATAGAGCTTAATATTTCACAATTATCATAACCTTATTCCACCTATATAAAAAACTCTAATCGTTTTTGCATCAGAGCTTCCGTTATTTTTACAATTCTGTATGTCACTCTTATATGACCTTTAAAGTATTTTTTTATCTTTACGATTAATTGAATTGATCTAAGAACCAATTTATTTGATTATTTGAAAATTTATTTGTAATAGATCTTGGTAATAGTTTTTCATTGTTTTCTCTTGGTATTTGCTCTTCAGCATAATGCAATAATGATATTGTCTGGTAAACTTTTGAATTCAAACATTCTCCCGATTCTATATCAAACAAAACTATATTCATTCCATTTGCTGATAGCGAGCTACTAAATCTTATCCCATCATAACCAGCTTCTTTTATAATCTGTGCAATATGCTGGGTTATTTTATAATATTCTTCATTATCGTTGTAAACAATGTAAAAGTAAAAAGCTATCCAAGTAAACAATGAATTCGGATCGTTCGAATCATTATAAATGATATCTATTACTCTCGCTTCTCTTTTTAGCTTAAATTCAGCAATGTTTACTCTTTGTCGTTTCCCAGGTCTCACTTCAGCTAAAGCTGTATATTTATCTTCCGCTAAATAGAGTACTGATTCATTTTCTCTATTGCATCGACCTGGTTTAATCTCATTCTCAGGATTCGGTGCACCACATCCAGAAGCAGGAAAACCAAAATACTTATCATCACTCATAAATTTATTCATTTTATTCTCGTTTGATTTAGTGATTAATCTAGCTCTAAAATATTTAGCATCTAATCGAAGAACACTCTTATGGCTCTCGAGTTCTTTCAACAAATCATCTTTTTTATAATTTTCGTCTTTTAAAATACAGTTTTCAATTCTTATCCATTGTTGATAATCAAGACACATGATTACTCCTTATTAATAATTTATATATGATATTTTGATTCACATCTATTCTATCATTTATGTTTGATATATAAAACTATATTTAGCTATACAGTTTTTATTTGCTGGATACAGAAAAAGCTCCGGCTAATCAACCAGAGCTTAAAATCCTAGAATGCTGCGTTTCCTAAGAATCAAATTGATATAGCTAAGGCATATACTACAGCACATGGTGTTCCAGGATTTTTCTATACCTCTACACCATATACTATAACACATATGCCTACTGACATTCACTGACATTTACTGACATTTTTTTAATTTTTCGAATTCTTTTAATGCTTTTCCATGAATTCTGTAAACAGTTCTTGGATCATATCCCATGGATACTGCTATTTCATCCCAGCCTTTTCCATTAAGATATCTTAACTCTAGTAAAAGCTGCTGGTTGATATCCTCCATTAGGTTGATTATGTCTTGAATTTCTCTCTTTAAATCTACTAATCTGTCTATGTCCTTATTTATTTCATTTTCTAAGTCCATAACTTTTACTAATATATTCTCCATATTACTTTTATTAATGTTTCCACTTGATATCTTTTCTTTTGTAAAACTAGTTGTTACCTTCATAGCTAAAGATTTAAGAGTTTCCATCTGTTCCAGCTTGCTGTCTATCATCTGATCAAGCCATATTGCTTGAGATAAATAGTTTTTTATGCTCATCTATCCACCTCGACTTTTTCTATATGATTTACTTTTCCTCCATAGTAATTATCTATTATTCTTCTCTGGGTTATGACATCCAGAGTTTTAATTCTATCAATGGCTTTTCTCCTGTCTTCTTCAGCCTTCTCTTTTGTTTTATAAAAACTGCACTTTTCTCCTTTACAAACTGACACCTTTAATGCCAAACATTCTCCCTTTTTATATGCAAAACATTCTCCAATCATAGCTGGCTATCCTCCTATTTCTTCGCATTTTGTATTGAAAAACCTAATCTTCTTATTCCACTTCTTTGCTTTTCTGATTTCTATTCCCATCCCTGAAGATATTCTGTTTCCAAATACCCATACTTCTTCACACTTGCTCATAAGTATCAGTCCCATTTCAATTCCCAACCTTCTTTCATCAGGATTGTCTTCCTTTAGAAACTGAGGGTACATAAGATGGGGAATAATCGGCACTGCATTTTCAATCACAGCAAATCTAGCGTATCTTTTTGCTCTCATAGTATTTGTTTCTATGTCTCCTGCATAAGGACTGCATATGAACACGAGCTTCTTATATCTTTTTCCTTGTTTTTCTATATTGGTTAAAGCTTCATAAACCGTTGGATCTTTATATCCTTCAGCGTTATATTTATTTACACTCACTTTCTTATCCTCCATTTTTTAAGTTTTCTATTCTGGCCTTCACTGCTTCTATTAAAGCCTTCTGGCCGGTGTCTTTGTTATCAAGTGCCATCATCACCCTATGATCTATTGTATCCTTTGCCAGTATGTGATGAATCACCACGGTTTGTTTCTGACCCTGCCTCCACAGTCTGGCATTAGCCTGCTGATAAAGTTCAAGGCTCCAGGTAACGCTGTACCATATGATGGTTGAACCTCCCTCTTGAAGGTTAAGACCATGTCCAGCTGATGCGGGGTGACAAAGAGCTATTTTCATTTCTCCACGATTCCACTTATCTATATCTTCAGAAGTATTTATATCTCCTACATCAAACCTCTTTCTGATCCGCTCTCTTTCATGTTTGAATCCGTAGTAGATTAATATAGGTTTTCCATTGGCTGCTTCTACTAAGTCTTCCAAGGCATCAAGTTTTCTATTGTGGATCTGGTGTACGTCTTTGTCTTCGTCGTAAACTGTACCTCCTGCCATCTGAAGAAGCTTGTTTGAAAGGACTGCTGCATTGACAGCATCCACATCACTGTCTTCAAGAGGAAGTAGTAAATCTCTTTCAAGCTTTCTATAAAGTTTCATCTCTTTTTCTGAAAGTTCAACTTGAATTTTGTTGAATATAATCTTTGGCATTTTCAGATACTCTAGAGCTTTCATACTGATACAGATGTCTGAAATCTTTTCATATATTTTATCTTCAGCATCATCATTCAATGCATAGTCAGTAGGTATCCCACCATTCACATATTTCTGCGGGTGAAAATATCTGCCCCGATATCCACTATAGGTTCTGCCAAGTCTCATCCCGCCATCTAAAAGATAAATCTGGCTCCAAATATCAAGTAACCCGTTAGGTGCTGGAGTTCCCGTCAATCCTACTATCCTTTTGATTTTATGCCTTACCTTTTTAAGTGCCCTAAATCTTTTAGCTGAGGGCGATTTGAAACTTGAAAGCTCATCAATAATCACCATGTCAAAGGGCCAGTCGTTTTTATAAAAGTCTACCAGCCAGGGAACATTTTCTCTGTTGATTGTGTAGATGTCAGCCTTTCTGTAAAGGGCCATAGTCCTTTCCTTAGCACTGCCTAAAACTCTTGTCAATCTTAAGTTCTTAAGGTGCTTCCACTTTAACACCTCATCAAGCCATGTTATTTTAGCTACCCTTAGCGGTGCTATAACCAAAACCTTAGAAACTTCAAACCTATCTTGCATTAGCTCAACTAAAGCTGTTAGGGTAATAACACTCTTGCCTAATCCCATGTCTAAAAAAAGACCAGCAGATGGTTTATCTAAAATAAAGTCTGTGCAGTGAGTCTGGTATTCATGAGGGTTGTACTCTATCCTATATTTAGGAAGTACTACTTCCGGCAATGCCATCCAACACACCTCCTATGTCCTCTGGATTATCCAGGCAATAAACCAAAAACCCTAGCTCCTCAAGCTCACCTTTTCTCTTTATCTGATTTGGTCTCATCTTCCTTCCAGGAGCCTTAACTTCTACAAAGCCTATCTTGCCTCCAGGCATAAGCACCAATCTGTCAGGTACTCCATTTATTCCTGGGGATATAAACTTGTATGCTCTCCCTTTTCTACTTTTTACTTCTCTTACCAGCTTTTGCTCTAATTCTTTTTCCGTCACTCCTATCACCTCTTTTTCTCTCTCTTGTTTTTCAATTTCTGTTCATGTTTTATTTCCAAAAATCTTATTACATCCCATCTTAAATTTTGTAATTAAGTCTGTAATTATCTCTGTAATTAAGGGGTTAAAAACTCTTACGCGTGTGTACGTGCGTAATTACGTGTATATAGTTATATATTTATTATTATTATTCTATTAGTTATTTTAATTACATAATTACTTATTACCTTTAACCCCTTATAATTACTGAATTTAGACATGTAATTATCTTTGTAATTATCTTTTTGTTGATTTCATTAATTTCAATTTGATGTAATCACCTTACAGTGATTTGTAATTTTGATATCTCATCTATTAGAAAAGGTGCTGTTTTTTCAAATGCTTATTTATCATAGTCTAGTTCTAGTCTTTAACCCTGCAGAAGGTCTTTTGATTGCCGTAAATAGGAAACCTGGTTTGTCCCTGCTTGTTTCCTGAATATGTTTCCCATCCTCCTATTCTCATGAGAACTCCTATAATCTCAAAGGAATCCTGCCTTCTTAAGTTTGTCTTATCCTTTCCCAAGCATTCGCACCATATTTCATGAACACATACTTTTTCTCTTGTTACTGCTCCTATAGGAACTGAAGTTCCAAATTCACTCTCGCCGGCCAGGAAGCTTCTCCTCTCATAAAGGTCCATACCGTCCCAGTTTTCCGGCAGCAGGGTTTCAAGGTAATCTCCTATAAGACCTTCTCTGTCATCTGCCTCCATGGCATCTCTCTGCTCTTCAAAGGCGATCTTTTCCTCCTCAGCGGAGAGTATTAAAGTTTCACCGTTCCTATAATACTGAAGTGCCTCAGACCATATTTGATCAATATCTTCCATTTTCCATATGCTTTTATCTCCATCATTAACTCTTACCGGCCAGAACCTTCTGTTTCCTGTTATGTCTCTTAAAAAACCGCTTATGTTGTTTGTGCTTCCTACGATGACACACTGCCTTGGATGGTTCTCCACATTGATTCCGTAGCTTTGCCTAAACTTGTCGTCCGTTCTTGTAATGAAGGACTTTACCGTCTCAACATCCATTTTTCTCAGTCCCGCCAGCTCACCAAGTTCTAATATCCAGTAACCCTGAAGCTTTTCTGCCCCAGCCTTGTCTCTCATGTCCGACACGGTTAAGCTATCTGAAAACCACTGCCCTGCTAATTTGGCAAAGAATGTGGATTTTCCTATTCCCTGGGGTCCGTTGAGTACTAATATGTAGTCGAACTTTATTCCCGGCTCATAAATTCTAGCTACTGCTGCAACCAGGGTCTTTCTCATGACAGCCCTTGTATAGGAGTTATCCTCTGCCCCTAGATAGTCGATAAGAAGGCTATCCACCCTCTCGGTTCCGTCCCAAACAGGAAGTTCTTTGAGGTAATCTTTTATTGGATGAAAAACCCTCTCCGAAGCAGCTGTAAGCAGTGCATCCTTAACCTTGGGCGGAGACCATATGCCGTAGTTTTTATCAAGGTACATTTTTAAATTTGCATGGTCCGAATCATTCCATCCATCCTTCACCTGGTCCCAGGGAAGAGTTTTCTTTACATCCAGCAGATGTTTCATCTGATTGTAAGCAATCCCCTGCAGTCTTGGATCATATCTCATAATAGTTAGAATATTTGTAGGAGTATCTTTAACTGAACCGTTCTTGTTAAGCTCCAGCTCCAGATGCCAAGTCAGATCATCTTCTTCATCTGGAAGGAGTACATCTTCTACCTTTTCAAATTCCTCTTTTATCTCTTCTTCTCTCTCTTTTGCCAGCTGCTTTCTTACTCTTTCATCTGTTGTGCAAAATTCAAGCATAGCTTTAACTGAAATAAGCTGCTTGCCTTCTTCAGATTCTTCATCGAGATATCCAAACCGGTGTATTCTCACTAGGTCAAAGGCATTGCACAGTTGATTGCAAGCCGGATCCGTCGCATGGTGTGAATAGGAGTACTTGTTACTGTAAATAACAACTCCTGCTGTGGAATCTGCTGGCATGTAATCGTATCTTTCCTCCATAACGCTAGGCTGGTAGAGCTCCGAGAGAAAAATCTCAATAGCTTCTTCTATTGTGTAACTTCTGCAGAAGGCTCCTATAAGCCCTTCTTTTCTTAAGGGATCCGCCTGCTTTTTCATCAACCTGTCTATTAGCTTTGTCTGTCTTGAAGACACCGGCCAAGATGATGTGTCCTGCCAATTCTCATAAAGTTTTAAAATATTGTCAGGATTTAAGTAATCCCCTTTTATTTCCCTGAAAAAATATTCTCCGTCACTAGATGTACTCGGCCAGTACATCAGTCTGTTGGGCTCGTAGGTTGTATCATCGAATAATTCAATTCCTATTTCTTTAGCAATCATTCTGCTGACTGCTTGATATTCGTCAGCTGTTACAGTTCTCGATAAAGGGATAATTAGTCTGAGTCTTGGATTTTCTTGTGTGTATTTATGGGTGGAGTAGATCACTGCTGCGTATCCATAAAGCATCTCGAAGTTTTCTGTAATCGAAACTGCATCATCTCCGTGGTCCATATCCAGAGTCAGCATGGACCTGTTAATTACACTGGCTTTAGTTCTCCTGCCCTCCTTCAGCTTCCCGGCTACAAAGCCACCAACGTCTTTTACATTGTCTTGCTGGTACTTCTTCATCTTCCTGTACTCTTCCTGGGTCTCACTGGTGATGGTTGTTCGGGAAAGTCTTTTTACAAAGTCCTCCCAGGACACTGACTGTTCTTTGAAGAATTTATCTTTGCGGCTGTTGCCTGTTGATATTGTAAATTTCATCATTTACACCTCTCATAGGTTCTAATCTTTTTAGTATTCTTTCTAAACCTCTAGCTGCTCCTTCTATATCTCCTGATAGAGCCTGTCCTTTTAATGTCTTTATAGTATTCTTTGGTAATATGTTTCTGTATTGCTTTAAGTGTCTTATAAATTGATTTGCAGTCACTGTTTCCTCCTTTATATTAATCCTTCTTGTAGAACTCACATTCATATCCATCTGCATCCAGAGGCAGTCCTTCAGACCATTTAGGACTCTCGCTCATGATTTTACACACTTCCTCTACACTGGACTTTCCTGTTGGAGCTTCACATATTATCTCATCATGTACATGAGCAACTATTGAAAATCCAGCCTTATCAAGTCTAATCATAGCTTCAGATAATAGGTCTCTTGATGCGGCCTGAACTATGTTTTCTACTATCTTAGGTCCGTAGGTTTCAATTCTCTCCCACCTTCTATTGGTTCCTATTCCTTCGTAGGTGAGTCCTTCTCTTCCAAATTTGTTAAGCATAAGCTTAGGCTTTACATATACCAGGTCTCTTCCTGAAGGCAGGGTTACGAAAAGCATGCCCCTTTTATATGTGAATATAATCCCATGGGTCTTTGTTTTGGTTCTTTCTTTAACCGCCTTAATAGCTGCCTTGTCCACTTTCCACCAGAAATTTACTATATTTGAATTAGCCCTTCGCCAGTTATCAATAAGACCTTGAAGTTCATGTTCTTCTACTCCCATTTCCAAGGCACCCATGGACTTTAGTGCTCCAACTCCTCCGCCGTAGCCGCAGTTGTGTACTAGTTTTCCCGATACGGTGAAACGATTATGTCTTCCGGCATTTCGTATGTCATAAACTCTAACCTCGCCTCGATTAATCGCCAGTTCTTTCTTTTGTTTATCACTGCATCTTCTGCTGATTTTATGATTCGTTCTCGGTTCATACCGTCTCTTAGTTTCCTTGAAACAACGCTTCTCGCATAAGGCCAGTATTCCTGATTCCATCTGGTTAAGAGTGTTAATTTCCGATTGGCTTGATTTATACTTCTTTCTACAAATCTTATATTTCCTTCTTCGTAGTGACCCTCGTTGTTGATTCGATCCATCTCCAGTTCTCTTTTCACATTTTCCACATTGGCAAGAATCCAAAGTCCTGCTTCTAATATCGAGTTGAATTTGAACTCTATCCCTCTTTCTCCATATCTGTGGTATTGAGGATTGTTTGGGTTTTGACATCTTTGTCTTGCTTGTGTTAATCGTCGATCTAACCACCTTGGAATTTGCATTGGCTGTGAACAACTCTGACATCCCTTTGATTTTCCAGTCCTTAGATTTCCAAGATGACTCCACTGAATTCTCTTGCAGCCCTCGCACTGTGTCAGTACATAACAATGATTCCATTTCTTGTTCCATCTCTTCTCTGGGCTGATAATTCTCACCCAACCGTATCTTTTCTCCACCATTTCCGGTTTGTATGAGATGTGAGCTGCTGGCGGCGGCTTTTTCAAATTGTACTGGCTTTGATTGCCCCTTGATCCACACGAGATGGTCTCTTGTTGCTTTAAGTCCTCCATATTCAATCACCTCTTTCTTTCCTTTATAAATTACACCTTCATGACTAACCCACTCGTTTCCATCCCATAATTTATGGCTAAGAGTTACATTTTCAATTGGAACTAGTCCTCTATTTGTTAGAACAAGTTCTCCTTCTGCAATGCAGGCCAGCTCCGAAATTTTACCTTTCTGTCTTAGCGGACTGCTTTTAGTTATTTCATTTATAGGAACGTGGAACATCTGAGATGCTGAAGCCTCGTAAATCTTACCGTGGGACTTAAACACTTCTATCCTCCACTTTTCTTTAGCAAGCCAGGACAGTACCCTTGCTTCTATGGCTGAAAAATCTGCTACTATAAACCTATGACCTTCTTTAGGAATAAAGGCGGTCCTTATCAATTCTGATAGGACACCAGGGGTATTGCCAAAGAACATCTGTAAATCATCAAATCGTCCTTCTTTCACCAAATTTCTAGCAAGCTTAAGGTCTAAAAGGTGGTTCTGTGGGATATTTTGAAACTGAACCAATCTGCCGGGCCCACCTCCCTGTACGATTGGCCCCGTAGAATTGAAACAGTCCGTGAACTCTTCCGTCAGAACAAACTGCCCTTTCAATAGCCTCGTACTTTCTAACACTGGTTTTAGCCATCAGAAGCCTCAGTTTAAGGGCTTCTTCCACTTCTCCATCTGTTTCATCAACCAGCTCCCTAACATTCTTCTTAGACAGACTCTCTACTTCCACACCCCGTTCTGACAACCAATCCTTTAGCTGGGATACTGAGTTTGGATTTTCAAGTCCTGTAAGTTCATATGCTCTTTCTGTAGCTGCTACCGTAAACTGTCTATCACAGGATATTGCTTCATCAACTAATGTCATATCAGCTTTTATTCCTCTGTCGTTGATTCGTTGGTCCAGTTCGTAGAGGATCTGTTCTGATTTTGGTATTGGAAAGTCTTTAATCTTCTTTCTGATTTCAAGTTCCACTTCCACATCTCTGATGTTGTACTGTTTAAACAGGTCCCACTTGTCCGGTGCATCCGAGGGAAGGTTTCTGGATCTTCCGCCATTAGCTGCAGTTGCTTTGCATGGAAGACAGAAGTATCTTATAAGGGTCTTTCCTTCAGACATCTTCTGTGCATCAAGACTTAGGACCTTGGCAACTCCCTCAAGATGAAGAGGAAGTCCAAGCATTGCCGCCTGAACCTCGCTGCACCTCCATGAAGATGGGTCTAGATAAATCTCTTTTTGAAGTAGTTTGCTTAGGTATTTCATAAGAGCTACCCTTTCAAAGTTTGCATTGAAGGCTGTTTTGATAACATTACTACTGAGAACAGCTTCTATTATCTTCTCCGGTATCTCTTCCCCACTAGTCAAATCAATTAGTTCTACCGAACCTTCATCTATGCTGTAGGATAACAGCAGGATGTCGAATTTTGGGCTATCAGTATAGCGGTAAACACCACACTTTCTTAGATCTACATCCGAGAAGGTTTCAATATCTATTGAAAGTATCTTCATATCTTTACACCTTTCTCTTATTTAAACTGTTAAGCCAAGAAATCATCGTCTTCTTCAACCTCAAAGTCATCTTCGGCTCTGCTCTTTCCGCCTAGTGGTTCTCCGTCATCTAGCTTCTGTAGATTTGCCAAGTAACAAGCTAGCCCTTTATTTCCTGAGGCTGAAAATGGATAAATTGTAAAGCTTGCTCTTCCGTAGCAGCCTGAATAAAACTCACTTCTGTCTGTAATAGGTCTAACTCTTTTATCAACTACATGTGGTGGTTCTTTACTGTTAATGTTGATAAAATAGCAATCCTTGTATGCAGGATCATCTGGTCGGTCAATGTTTCCATCTCTTAAGGGTCTTTTGAATCCAGAACCACTGTTGAATTTCGAACCGTATTTAGCTACCCCTGCTTCTTCAGCTTCTTCCATTGCTTCTTTTATCATAGATAGAGTCTTCTTATCACTTTTATCAATTATCAAGCTTACTGAATATTTTGCTTCTCCTCCATTAATTGACTTTGGCTCCCAAACATTACAATATGAAAACCTTACTTTCTCTGTTACTACTTTTTGTTTTTTACTCATGATTTATCCTCCAATTATTTTTTATCAATAAATGCAAACTCACCGAATAGTTTTTTGCGAGCTGCATTTGCAACTTTTACTGCTTCATTGATATTTCTGTAATATCCAAAATGTCTGCTTTTTCCATCTTTTCTTACAATTACACGGTAAGTATCTCCAACCGCATAAATATTTTTACGCCCTGTGCTTTTATTTGATTTGTAGGTAGCTGAATTAGCACAATTTTCTCTATTTAATGCAAATCTCATGTTCTTCTTCCTGCAGTCTTTTTTGTTTCTGTTGATATGATCTATTTGTAAACTTCGAGTTTCCGCACCCATTAATAATCTATGAAGTTTCCCAATATTTTTAGATACAATATAACCTTTTGCATCTACATACCAGGTGTAGCCACTTACTTTATAGAAATCATCCTTGTCAAACATGAAGATTTCTCCTTTGAATGTAGTTCCTTCATAATAATCTCCTTTGTTTACGAAGGTATTTCTCGGACAGTTGCCACAACTTTTTGTGTGCCTGTTGTAAGATGGTTTATAGTTACTTCCGTTAATTTTCCACAGGAGCATTTGCATAACCACTTGCTCATACCTTTGTTTTTTTCATCAAGTCTTTTAATAGCAATTAACTTACCAAATTTTTGACCTTTTATATTTTTTAACTGGGAGCATCTTCTACAACCTTTTGTTCCTGATCTTCCAGTTAATTGGTTTCCGTAGATTATCAACCACTTTCCACAGCTGCATATGCAATCCCAAAGCATATGACCACTTTTAGAAACACCATTTGGTCCAACTACTGTTAACTCACCGTATTTGTTACCAGTTAAATTAAGTCTTTTTCTTCCCATAGGATTACTCTTCCACCTTAAACTCTGCTTGGATGGGATCTACAGCTTGACGCTTGTCTGTTTCCGGTACAAGGGCAAGTTTGCCTTTAGGCTTTTCAACTAAGTTTCCCAGGATTTCTTTAAACTTCTTCTTGCTCATTAGCTTCTCCATTTCTGTTATGGTTATAAGACTCTGTTTGAAGATATCTGTATATCCTGATTTCTTTGCCGTGTCAGCTACTGCTGCTTCATCTGTATACTTTCTTCTGGTTCTACCTTCTACCAGTTTAAATCCGTCCCACTGTCTGCCTTCATTTATTGCTAGAGCTGTAGCGTAGGTGTAGATGTCTCCTGCCCACTTAGATAACTCAGATGCCAGGCCTATGATTTCTGCTATCTCTTTATCTGTTAAAAGCGCCGGGTCTTGGAATTCATATTTTAACAGTTCTAAGTTTTTTACAGCTCTTTCTCTGCACTGGTTCTTAGCTCTGCAAAACCTACAGTGATCTCCGGCGCAGAACTCTCCACCGCCTGTGCTAGCTAGTAAGGCTTTAGGTTTTAATTCTTCCTCCGCCCATTTGAGAAGTTCTTCCACGGTTATCTCCCAAGTGGAGAAGTTGTCTACCCTTGGCTGAACAATTGCCATTGATACCTTTTTAATATCGTAGAGCATGTCGAAAAGGGACAGTGCGCCTAATGCATAGAGCATCATCTGCGGGTTTTCTTCTGCTGAAACAATGACACCTCTTCCGTACTTCAGATCCACAACATGAAGAGTTCCATTTCCAACGACAACTAAATCTCCTGTCCCGTATCCTTCAGGCACATAGTCGCTGAAGTCCAGCTTCTGCTCTATTAGAATTTGAATGTCCTTGCAATTTTCTTTTGATTTCTCAATTAGCTCCATGCAATACTCCACGTAAAGGCCTGTCATGTCATCCATTTCATCTGAGTGGTATGGACTTGTCGGCTTTTTCGACCGCATCCTCAGCGCTTTTTTTAATTTGTGTTCAGCCAGGTCATGGGCGGCTGTTCCTTCCTCTGCATAGGTGCTTGTTTCATTGGGAAACTGCTGTTCCAATTGGGCTGAAGGAGGGCAAGACATCCAACGGTGCGCTCCTGATGCGGAGTAGATGGAATGGGCATTGTATGAGCCACTCATTTAATCTCTCCCACTTCCTTTAAGGCAGCTGAATAATACTTAGAATCTAGGGATGATAGGTTGTTTGCACCATATTTTGTGATGATGGCTTTCACCGCGTCTCTGTGTCCGTCTCTGCTTTTATCTGCCATGGCTACTCTGACTTCTTCCAGGGTTGGTTGCTTTACTTCCGGTTCTATAATTTCTTCTGGTTTTGCTTTTACTTTTGATTTTTTCTTAGATGTTTCGTCAGCTGATTCATTAGTAGATGCCTTTTCATTCGTTTCCATAGCATTAACCAAAGTTTCAATGCTTGCAGCCAGGGACTTAAGATCCTCTACAACTTCAAGGGCCAATTTGATTTTACTCATCCTTTATTTCTCCTTTTTTTAAATTATTTTCTTTATCAAGGTCAATAATCTTTCTTGCCAGTCTTTTTGATACGATGCTAATGGCTGTCAAGACACCGACCATTTCTTCTTGAATTTCCTTATTTCTATTCATTCTGCTTTCCTTTCTCTTTTTGATTTTTTTAAAAACAACCCTTCACTTAATAGCCAATGAGGAGGTCCTTTTGGTAACCAGAAATTTAAAAGAACTTTCTAAGTTTTTCTAATATCTTGTCCCTTCTCTTCATAAGAGCTACGTGGGAGATTTTTTCTTTTCTTGCTGCATCTCTAACAGACATGTTTTTATTAAACAAATTATCTATTAATTCTTTTTCCTGTCGGGTCAGTTCTTTCATGGCTTCCTGCAGAATGTAGAGCATGGCTTTTTCTTCAGCGATTTCTTCCACGTTATGTTCATCGGCAAAGTCTTTACCTTTTTCCAAGAGCCTCTGTAATGAATCTTCCTTACTGGGTTTATATCCAACAACTGCTCCGGTTTCCTGGTCCACGATGCTGGCACCAACTTTTACATCTTCTTCAAGGTACCTTTCTCTGCGCTTCATCTTGTAGTATTCTTTGTAAATTTCTTCTCTTACCTCAACTGACAGCTTTCCTATCTTAATTTCTCTTTTCATGTTTCTTCCTCCTAGAATTTTTTAGAGGAAGTAGGTGCTAAAAATAAACATAAAAAAAGACCCTAGCACCCATTACAGGTACTAGAGCCTCTCCTTTTGAGCAAATAAATAGCCGCTTCAGTTATATTTTAACCAAAGCGGCTATTTGCCCTGTTATTTACTTTTACACATACTTCTCACTATACTAATTATAGGAGGATTAAACTTTCAAAACAATTTCAAAACCCTGTCAATTCACTTTCATTTTACTGTCATTTCACTGCCATTTTCCTTTCATATTATTGGAAATTTTTTTTACATCTTGTCCCAATAATCTTTTAGGGGTGGTATTATGTAACCCCATAGAGCAATTCCCATTAGTTCTGTCGCCTTCTTTTTATATCTGTAATATGTAGACTGGGTAAGATTAAGTTTTCTCATAATTACATCATCAGACAGAGCTTCCCTATCTATGTATGAATAGGTTATTATGTCGTGGTAAACCTGTCCCTGCTTTGGGTGGGTTTTAAGATGATTAAGAGCCTTATCTATTATTTCAATCATCTGCTTTGTTTCAGCTATACACATCAATCTTTCCTCAACTTCTTTTTTATCTTTGATTAGATCGTATTCATCTAACTCCAGACTTAAGAAATTTATTAAATCTGTTATTCTCTTCCCACCATAACTATCTGCAACATCCTTAACTTCATGAATTGAGCTTTCAATTCTCCACACTACATTTCTGTAAATAGACAAAAGCAGCTTTGTCTTGTGAAATTGCTCAGTGTCTTTTTTCTGGCCTTTCTCCATGGTCTTTACCCCTCTTACAGCTAAGTTTGAACTAATATATGCTCCGTATGTTTCCATAAACAGCCTCCTTATTAAAATTATACGTGGCGTAAAGGCTTATTTATATTATACTATCGAACATTTGTTCTGTCTATAGTAAATTTACAATTATTTTATATTTCATTATTAAAGTTTTTAATACCAGATTCTCTCTTTAAATTTAAAACTAATAGGACTATATGCTTGTCTATAATAATTTAGCATTTGATATCTATTTGTTTTTTTTATGAAACTTTTTTCATCTATGTATTGAATTTTACCATCAAGCTTTGACAATTCTCCAAATAACCGCTCTTTTGGATATAAAACCAATATAATTTTGTTATTTAATGGAAATATAATATCTGTTGTTGTTAAAGCTAAGCCATTATCACATAATTCTAAACTTTTTTTATTTGTGTTATAT